TGTGCTGTTCACACGAAAAATTGCACAAAAATTTGCTCCCCAAACGCCTATATTTTTTGTGCAAAATTTTGCAAAAAAATTTACAAAAAAGTGTTGACTTTTTTTACATAAAAATGTATAATATACTTGTAAATAAGAAATGGTTCTTGAAAAGAATTAGGCACATGAAAGTGAGGTAGAAAGATGTTAATATTACGCAATAGCAAAGATCACGAAATTGATTTTACAAATGTTGACTTAGCAAAAAGATACTATATGTTTTCTAAAAATGATATAGACGATATTACTTGTGGTTTTGATGATGATTACAAGAATGATATTTGTGAAAGAATCAAAAATTATAATGATGATTTAAAATCGTGCGAATCAATGGATGATATTGCTAACATTTTAAATCTATATACTGATGAATTGGGCAATGGCTCTATTTTTTCAGTAGATGAAATATAATACAGGAAAGAGAGGTAGTAAAAAATGGTAGTATATATAGACAATGGTTTGCTGATCGGTTGGTATTATAGAGTTGATGGTTGTTATCTTGGTGATGGTACTAAAGAAACAGCATATGAGATCGAAAAAGAAAGTGAGGTTGAAAAAAATGAATAATAGACTTGCAATGGGCGTTAAGGAAAGAGATATTATGAAACGTTATTTAGTTAAAATTGAAAGTAAATTTGATGGTGAACCTGTTTATTTAGAAGAATATGCAAATAGCAAGTTTGAAGCAAGAGACAAAGCAAAACAAGACATTAAAAGCAACGCTCAGTATAAAAGGGTATCAAAAGCTTTAGAAGTTGGTAAAGATGTAATAATTAGAAACAACTGTATTGGCGACGTTAGAATGTTCAAAGATTGTTATGTTGTGCATGATTGCTATATTGTAATGATATAGAAAAAAAGCACTAGAATTTACATCTAGTGCTTTTATTTTTTACTTTGCAAGAAATGACTTCTAATAAATCAAATCATAGATTTTCTTATCGTTCTCAAAAAATTCTATATTACCGATACCTTGAAACCCGCCAATATACGCACCAATCACAGCTATAATTGCCTTTAGCACATTAGAATTATTTCTAAACAAAAGCAAATCATTTTGAATTGCTTTATTGACAATCAACCCAATCATTTTTGGTTCATTGTTTTCTGTATAATGAACTCTTATAACATATTGCATTATCTCACCTCTTTCTTAATTTTCGCAGATTGGCGTACTCTGATATGTCGGCGGCAATGTAATGTAAGAAATTGTTGTTGTCAAGAATTGGTTATTTTCTTCACAAACAAGCAAAACAAATAATTCTCCGTTGATAATTTTAACAGTAGCAAAACCAACGTGAACCTTATTGGAGGTATCTACGATTGTGCAAGGAGTTGAAAACATCATCCCATAGTATCCTTTTGCAAATCCGGCTTTAGCAAGCGTTCCGATATCAAACTGTTCGCTACCATTCAAAGTATGTTCACCAAACACACTCATTTTAGTTATGTTAAAATTTTCATCCCATCCATACCAACATACGCCATTGCTTTTTGATTGCTTAATTGGTGACGACAACACAAGATTATTTTTAGAGTTTACTATTACTGTTGAGCGCCCTACTGTTTGGATATTATTGTTATAGCCGGTTATAAAATCGGCTAAAGCAAGACCAATGAAAACATGCCCATTCTGATTAGGGTGTATACCATCATCAGCGAAAAAAGTGTAATTGTGCATAGACTTGTCTATGTCAGTAATATAATACCCACCTCGTGGGGTAAATTCGCGTTGGTAACGATACAATACGCCATTTAATGACGGATAATCCGGCGAATATGTTGACCATCCAATCATGCCGCAACCATATTTAGCATTTACAAATGAATTTTTCACAACGCTAATACATGAAATAATTCCATTGATAATTTCTGTAGAAGAATGTGTTCTATCATTAAAACCACCGATAAACATGACATCCGTTACTTTATCACGTTCGGTTTTACTCATTTCATTTGCAACTTTGCTAATCAATCCTGCAAAAGTGTTTCCGTTATCTCCAGTATTAGCAAACCCTGCACCGCTTTCACTCTCGTTTTTAATAGGTACACCAGTATATTGACTTGCAAAAGTAGTATAAGGTGTGTATTGATTGCCTGCTTGATCCCATCCCTTGCCATAGCTGTCTCCGATCACGATAATATTTCTATTCATAATCTGATCAACTTTAGAAGAAAGTGCTTCTGTCTGCTTTCTGTATTCTTCTACTTGTGCGTTATAGTTACCAGTCACAACCCAAAAATCCGTGTTGCTGATTTCAGTACCTGCTGGCACATTTTTAGTAGACGTGTAACTTGTTCCTGCATATGTGACAATAGATAAGCTTTCGTAACTCCTATTTTTATCCCATTCACCTGCTACGATAGGAACATATCTGTTACCAATATAAATGTTATTTTCGTTCATTTTCGCTGTTCTCCCTTCTTAATAAAAAACAAAGTGTGTTTTTAAAGTTATCTTCTCTGTACCTTTTTACAATCTCTTCTTTTGTCAAAAGCTCGTTAAAATTTTTAATATTTGAGTGTAAGATGTCCATATAAATCCCCCTCTTGAATTGTATCAAATTCTATTTCATTCCATGATTTAGGAATGTATGCTACAAAATAACCAGTATTCGAAAGACCAAAATAAACTTGCTTTACACTTTCAGCAATATAGTCAAGTACAAGTTTTTTGATAAAATCCGTGTTAAAATCAGCAATCCATTTTTCAACATCAGCAATTGCTTTTTTTAACGCTGTTACATCTTCTGACAAGTCATCCATTTCTTGCATTAACTTTTTCATTTCGTCACAAAGCTTGCAAAGAACCTCATAATAACTAAGGCTTTCATCATACACCACCGGAAGAACCTTTTGGCACCAGTAACGAGTAAAACAAAAATTATCCATACTTTCACCCCCTTTCAAAAAAATGTTTCACGTGAAACATTACCATAATTTGATAAACAAGTCATTAAGTTCCTCAATCACAAGCATGTCAATATTCATAAACGTAGAACGATACTTTTCTAATAATTCAGAACCGCTAATACCCGACAGACCAACATTGTTGGCAATGTAATTTTCAAGTGTATTTTTTTCTGAATTTTCATTCATAGCTTGACTACTATTATTTTTTTCATTTGCGTTTTCAGTAGAATTTATATTGTTTGCATTAGAAGTATCAACACTCCCATTACTAGCAGTTTCATCCGTTCCACTTTTAGCGTCTGTCAAGTTTTTCTTGTTTCGTGTAAACTTTGACAGATAAGTGTTATTTTCAACATTAGTCAGAGTTCCTTGTGGTGTGTCTGATTCTGATATATCATCTGATCCAGTCGTTGCCATTTTAGAACCATATATTTGCTTATTATCTTCTGCTGTTTTTGATGTGAGCGTACCAGTTTCATTAGAATCTTTTGAAACTTTATTAACACGTTCATTTGTTGATGTATGTGCTGATTGTACTGTAGATTTTGTTCTATCGTCTTTAGCCGTTGTCTGTGATGTGTCTACGTTAACCAATGGGTTAAAAGATAATTTTTGAGATTCGTAAAACTGGTTATAGTATGGCATTATCTCACTCATTTTTTGATTAAGTTTTAATAGCCACAGACCTACAGTTTCAAACCCTATTTCTCTTGTATAAAAATGTTTTAAAATTTTATTTTCCAAAACACTTCTGTAATTTTCGTCAAAAATAGGATATTTTTCAAAAATGCTGTGACGTGCTTTTTCTACAATATCATCAACTTTTGAAAAGCCTTGTGATTCATCAAGTCCTGCGAATCGTTCGCATATAAAACGAACTTCTGTGGTGTATTTACTCAATACTTCCACCCCCTGTATTATTCATATCTTCAATACTTTCATTCTGTTTGTCGTAGTCTGTAAATTCTACGGATATATCCGTATCAAACATTGCATTTATTTTTTCACAAGCTTCTTTACGTGCTTTAAGACGTGAAAATCTTGACGCAATAGAACCGGCGTTCATTTGTTGTACTTCATCACGCACCAGTCTTTCTTTTTTCTGTACTTGAATATTTTGAATACCCAAGAATGTTAACGCTTCATTGTACAAATCAGTTTTATATTTAAACAACTTGTCAACAACAAAAGGAGCGTCAGTTTTTAAACATTCAAGACTGTTCATATTAAAATCTTTATCAGCAAATATAAAAGGTTGGTTTCCATCGTATTCCTTATACAAATTTAGTAATGTGAGCCTTTCATTTTCGCTACATTTTACTAATACCGGCGTTTTTTGAGCTTTTAGGTTTGTCATAATGATTCTGTCGACTTCATACAACTTGTACGCATAATTTTCAATAAACCCTATTAAGTTTGTTCGCAATAAATCATTATAACAAATGACGCTATCATCTATAGTACATTTGTTTGTATAACCATTATCAGCATATACAAAACGTAAAATCGGATTTCTGTATACGTCAAAACCACCTCCAAATGAGCATTTTAAAGATAGTATTTGTTCGCTAACGTCATCCTTGAAAAAGCAAATGCTACCATTGACGCATAGCATTAACTCTATAAATCTTTCGTCACAGCTAGCCGGCAAGTTATTCCATTTAAAAACAGAAATTGCTAGATTTAAAAGATTTTTTTTATAATCTTCAAAAGTCCACATATTAGCAATTAGTGATTGTTCAAACTGACGCATTTTACTTTTACGCATTTTTTCTACTCCTTTTTTTTCTTTACGATGGTGAATTATCTAATCCATAATTCCCTATTTCATTTGCTTTTTTCCAAAACGTTATTCCAGTATCGAACGCTTTACATATTTCGGCTAAATTTTCAACAGGACACGCACCTATGATATTAGAATTTTGCGTTTTCACAAAATTCCAATGAGGTCGACTTGATATGTTTGGTTTTTTGATTCTGTTTGTTGCATACCCATAGCAAGTAAAATAGTCGTCTATTTGCTTTGCATATTCTTTTGTTACTTGCATTTTTTTAAAATAAAAACCCATTCTTCTACTTGCTAAGTCAATATTGCCACTGTTCAATCCACGAACTTGGTCGGGTGTAGCTTGTGCTGTAATACCGCTGTTTAAAGTGTTAGTCAATCCGATTGCTCCACCCGCAATAGCGACCGGATTTCCGGTTATCATTCCAAAACCGGTTGTAACAGCCGACGAAATAGCTGAAATATATTGCGTTGTGCTATTTTGAGCTAACCAATTTGCGTACCCATCTATAGTATAGGGCATCTGTGGGAAGTTTTGCAGCGTCAATCTTTCATTATAGTTATAAAGACCAGTACCACTACCATTATAGCTAACCGGAACTAAAGCTATTTGTGCGTTTGGTGATACGACACAAGCTATTTTTTGAAACTTTATGCCATTGCTGAAATATTCATATCTATAATGAGCTACATTTGAAAGATTATCCACATCAAGATAATTAAAAGGGTATGTTAAAAGTTTGTTGTTTTTAGGCTTATATCCACCAAAATCGTTCGGGCGTTGTTTAGAAATATCATCGGATAAAAAAACGCCACCACCGAAAGTTGCAAACTCTCCCGGAATCATTATTATACTTTGAACATTTTGAATCTCTTTTTGAACGACAAAAGTATGTAAATCGCCTTGCAATTTATCTAAATCGTTTGGAAGCGTGTATTCGACAACGTTGCAAGCACATACACACCCTTGGAATTGTCCTGCGTCATGCCATATTCCTAACGGTTTCACATTTGATCTTTCAGAAGTACAAAAAAGCAACGCTGTGTTGATATTAAATGTATCTGATTCAATACCCGAACATATTATATTACCTATGTCGACTTGCTCACTCGTTAGATTATCTCCAACTCTATCCGTTAAAGAGTGTTCTCGTACAACATATGACTGCCTTATATCGCATTGCAAAAGATAACTTTGTATGCTGTCGATTGAATACGTTATTTCACAACATGTATCTGATATATATTCCACTTTTTCAACAAAAGCATAAAACCATTTTTGTCCATAGCTTGAATTTTGAAAAGCTAAATAACAAGCGTTGTACAATCTATCTGCTACAGCGTTTACTCTAATTGTGTTTTTATTCACTCTTTGATACGAATTATTTTGGAAAGTAGCAATCGGAGTTTTTGAACCATGAAAAAAAGAGTTTTGGTCTGCTACACTGTCAAAGTAAAGTGTGTTTTTATAACTTTTGTCAAGTGCTAAATCCGTGTAAACTTTTATTATCGTATTGGGTTGCACACTCATATTTTTTTCACTCCTTTTTTTGTAAATGTTTCACGTGAAACATACAGCCACGAATTGGAATCACGTGAAACGCACAATTTTTTAAGAAATAGTAATATTACATTTTGCAGTTTTTGTGCTATCCAAAACGCTTGTTGCTGTTATCTCTACTGTTCCTGTAGCACCATCAAGGACTTCCACCATTCCAGTGTTTGAAACTGTTACTTTTTCATTATCACTTTTCCACACAACGGACTGACTAGCAAAATTTTCTGTTACAACATTTGCGAAAAGTTGCAATCTTGCACCAACCGATAGCGTTGCCGATGACGGCGTAACAGTAACAGATACAACTGATGGCGTACCAGCTACAAATGTTACAGCGTTCGAAAATGGTGACGTTGAAAAGATTTTCCAAACATGATAAAAATGATTGTAATATAAACCTTGCTGATTATATATCGTATCCATATTTGTAAAGTTGTCATATATTTGAAAAAATGTCTTATCCACCAAAACAGCCGGAATGTCTGAAAGTGCTTTCATTTCGTCAGCTGAAATATCCTCATATAATGAACCTAATAATTCTTTCATTCTCTCAACGTCAATATCGCCAAAATCATCAACCAAAATTCTGTGTGCAAGATAATCAACTTTGCTCATATTAAACGCCCATGCCAACACATCAACGCTCATTTCTGCTTCAAAGTCTGTCGATATTAAAATATACTGTTCGTCAATGTTAGTAACAGTTTTTACACCCATGAGATTAAATTTATCTTTCATAAATGTAAAGTCATTTGATGTTTTTCTTAAAACTTTTGCAACTTTTGTAGTTGTGTCTTTGTCGACCGGCTTCACAATCGTTTCTGTTTTGACAAGACCTTTTAAAATCAAATGTGCTAGCATATACTTTGTTGTCACGAACTCGTCATATTGTTCAGCCGTAGTCATTGATTCAATGATTCGAGTAAGTAAGTCGTTCACACCATCATAGCTCAAAAAAGCTTGTCTAAGTGTAGCGTCCTCTGTTGTTTGTTTGTAAAATGTTTTAAAGTTTACGACATGAAAAGCTGTTCGTACATCTGGGTTCTCACGCTTAAATACTTCACTCGTTGCTGTGTCAACGTCATACTTAAAAGGCTTTGCTATATTTACAAAAATTTCCTCAATAGTTTCACCATAATCCATTTTACCCTTTTTGAAAATGGCTAAAGGATTTTTGTATGATTTTGACGTTGTAATTACATACGCAATCCTGTTTACAAGCGTCTGTAAAAACTCATTTTTCAATGTAACGTTATCCATTAAGATGTTTCCAATTTTTTTGATATCATCACCATCTAAAAGAACCGGAACGTAATTTTTGTAATTCTGTGATGCACTTTCACGAATAGCGTTTAAAATCTCTCGAGTTGTGCTAGTAGCAATTTTTGGATTTTTTACTGGTTTAGTTGGCATTTTTAATCTTCCTCCTTTTCGTCTTCTTTTAACAAGTAATCAAGTGATGGGATATCTTCCTCTTCTTCCTCTTCTTCCTCTTCTTCCTCTTCGACTTTTTTTCCCGAAAAACGTGCAATATACTTTTCACGCCATTTCTTTTCAGTTTCGGAAACTGCTGTGTCAATATCTTCTTGCGTAAAACCTTTGTCATGCGTCACGCTGTCTGTAATATCTTCCAGCAATTCTATAACTGTGTCATCCGTTCTATCACCGGCAACTTCTTTCACTTTCTCAATAATTTCTTCTGCGCTTTTTACTGCCATTTTTTAACCCCCTTTATATTTTTGATAACAAACCATGTTACAGCACTTGCCACTTTTTCAATGTTTTTTTCTAACGCTTTACAATCGTTCTTGTTGTCGCAAAATCCTAATTCAATTAAAAAAGTCGGAGCATTAAACTGATTCATTATGTAAAGGTTTGTTCTCTTTACATCTCCTCTCTTTTTAATCCCTGCTTTTTTCATTGATAAATAATACTTCCGTGTATTAGGTTTTTTTGCCTTGTAAAGAACTTCCGTTCCATTTGCTGTTTTGTTGAAACAGTTTAAATGCAATGAAACATTGATCTTTTTTAAACAGTCATTTTCTCTTTCTTTTAATGTTGTCAACACGTCAACAGCACCTTTTGCGTTTTCAACTGTGATATCATTAAAAGTAATCTTGTGTTTTTTTAACTTCTTTTTTACCTCTTTTAAGACTTTTCGAGCGAATTTGCTTTCGTCTAAAATTCCTACAGCACCGCAACCATTTTTATTTGGTGTGTTATGTCCTGCGTGAATGGTAATGTCATACTTTGGCTTGCTCATTTTTTGATCACTCCTTTTTATCTAATTTATCAGCAAGTTTTTGGATTGCAATCGTATTTGCATTTAAAGCCTCCACAAAGCTGTTTGTCTCCGATTTGTGCTTTTCTGTCAAGTCTTTGATATACCACAGAAGCATTAAGCAAAGTGCAATCGGAAAACCTAAAGTCGTAATGATTGTAGTTACATCTTTTACCATTTTTATTCACCACCCTTTCTATCAAATGTTTCACGTGAAACATTCTTTTATTTTTTATGTAAATGAACACTTTATTGTGTTCAAAAAACATCTTTTTAATTGCGCACATCATTTTTTAATAAAAATAATATGCGCAATATATCCACACGAAAGTTGTTGTTTTTACCTAACTGGACGATCAAGCTATATTGTAAGTCGTATTTTTCAACGTTCCTAACACTTATCAATATCAAACAACAGTAATAACTTTCGTTGATACCTTAACTTAGCATATCAATAACTGCATTTTTCACAACTAAATCTTTAAAACGGAATAAACCACGTTCAAAGATCCCCTTTAATGATAATATCATAAGTCTTGTGTTTTTGTCAAGTATAAAATCCATATCATGTAAATCTTTAGAAGATAACAACCTTATTGGATAATCTATATCTACACTATCGTCAACATAATATATATTTTTTTCATAAAAATATCTTACGCAATACAAAGCATTTTCGGTTTTTATTGTACAAACATATCTATTTTTACCTGTCATTTGTTCTATAAAAATTTTGTCATCTAAATAAACATTTTCATTTGCAAATGATAGATACGAGTTATGACAAAATGCTTTATTGAAAATTGATTCTTCTTGTGCCATCTTCGCAGATTCGTTTGTTATCCGTTCCAATATCCAACCATTACCTCTAATATATTTCGCATTTTTTGTTAAGCGTTTAGATATACCTAATTCGACAAAATATGGATTGATCAAACTGCAAGAATTTGAGCAAAGTATAAAACGAACAATTCTACTTTGTGTTCCATTACCTCGGCTAATTGATGTTTTTAACGACAAAAAATTTTTTATTTCATTTGGTAAATAAACGTTACTTTCAGTTTGGAACTCGTCAAAGAAAACACTATATACTTGACTAAAAAGATTGCTAAATTTTTTTAATGCGTCAACATTTTTCAGCTGAAAAATATACCCACATTTTAACCAGTCATCAAAACCTTTTTTTCTTATAAACAATGTTGAAAATAGTAAATCTTTTTGATTTTTTTGCATAACTTCATACTCACTCCAGTATATTTTTTCAACTGACGAAAAAGCCCCCTCCCAATAATCGTAAATCTCGTTTTTATTACGCACTATAAAGCCAAACATTTCTTTTTTCTTAAAGAATCTTTTTATCATATAATTTGTGTAGAACGTTGTTTTGCCTGCACTCCTGTTTGTATTTGAAATCAAAATTTCTGGTTTGTTTTTGTTTATGTCAAGCATATTTAGCAGTTTATATCCATCATAATATTTTTTGTTATCCATTTTTTTCACCTCTTTTTTATTGTATCATTTAATGTATTGAGTGTCAATATCTTTCGTGCATTTCGTAATCACCTTTTACTAAAAGAATACCTCCCTCAATTCTTTTTTGAAAAAGCTTTGACGGTACTTTTAATCCAACATTAAAATCATAAATGTTTCTTTTTTTGCTGATAAATTCATTTTCGTTTTCGTCCAATTTTCCTAACTTTTCAATATCTTCTTTTTTATGCGTCATGGAAGCGATAAAAAGATTTTTACAACGATCGGGCATACCTGCACACTTTACGTTATAGTAAGGTTCACATTTTTTTTCGTCTTTATGCGTACAATATTCAATATATGTTTTTGCCCTAACAAAATAGCCATTTATCCATCTGTTCTCAATTTTCCATGCGTTAAAATCGGATTCGTGTATTCGAATTCCTTTTATAACATCACCCTCGCAATGAATACTATCAGTATCAGCGTATACAAATATATCATAATTGGATTGTGCGGATCGTATTTCAAAATCTCTAGCATAACTTGTAACAGCCGAACCACACGCTATATAACCACAGCGTTTTTTATTTTCGACAACTGTTTCAAACTGTACACTTTTTGTTTCGTCATCAAGATACGCTATCTTGTATGAGCTATCTTTACCAGTCGCAAGTTTACCATATAAGTTATTCAAATAAAGCTTTGCAAGCGTTCGAATAGCTCCTTTGCTATTCATCTTTATCTTTTTGTACTTATCAATATACGAATCAAAAATTCCTTTGATCGTATAAAACCAACAGCCGTCTAGTATTTCAAAGTCGTAAACGTTATAATATTCTAAAAAACGTTTATAATCAGTGCAGGTCATAGTCATGATGACAAATGTATCTTTCACTTTACCGGTCTCTTTTTCTCTAAAATACCTTGTATATTTTTTTGACTTTTTATCATAAAAATCGCTAGTTGTCAGCATATCTGTACTCCTGTATATATAGCTATCTTTCACCTGCACAAAAGGTAAATGATTTTCTTTTAACTTAAAACGACACTTGAAACGTACGAAAAAATATCTATCTTTTCTTTGTGCTTCTTCGGGTATCATGTTACCAATCCAAAAAGTTGGAACACCGATTGGATAAGCGTTACCACTATCGGAGTGCATGACTGACGGATAAAGAGAATTAACATCACCAGTCAATCCTTTTTTAATAACCTTATTTGCTTTTTTTGGATTTACATAAACCCACCCCCCACGGTATGATTTATGTATATATTCATATGCGGTTTCAAAATCTTCTAACGGTGTTTTAATTTCATCAAGTTGTGGAAACATTCTATCATAAGTCAAAAAAGGATCGAACGCTATATTTTTAAATTCATTCATACAGCAAGCGCCTATTGTTAATTTTAAATGGTTTTGATTAACCATAATTTCTATGGCTTCTTTTAAGCACAAAACGTCATTTACAATATATCGTCGTTCTTCTTCTGTTATTTCGCAATTTGGTGCAAAATGATTATTATAGTCCATTTCTAGTTTTTTATGCTTAGTGTCAAAACTTTTTCCGATCTCTGATAATGAAAAAGGTAATAGCTTTAAGCTGTCTCTAAACTCAATGATGTGATCATTTATTTTAAGCTTTAAACTATACCATTGCACCATTTTATTAGAGATCAAATAAGTGTATTCTCCATTTTGCAATTCTTTGTCTTTTTTGAAAACTGGAATAGCTTTGCCATCTTCTGAAAACTCGTAACGTATACCCTGCTTATATTTTTCAGAATGTGATAATAAATAGTACATTATAAAGTTTCCGTCAAACTTTAGATTGTGATAATAAACTATAATGTTTTTTGTTTTTGCTTCTCTTTCAAAATATTGCATACCGTCTAATATGTTGCCAAAAATTAACGGTATATCTTCGAATATTCGACAAACGCAACAACTCCATACTTCTGTTTTTTGCTGTCCTTCATATACTGTAGTTTCAAAATCAGCAACATAAATATTTTTTTTAACAACTTTCATAACATCATACTTTCTAACTTATTTATTGTTTTGTTGATTTCTCCGCCCATATCGCCCATATTCAAAATAAGATAAGCATCTGTAAATGACTTTTGCACCTTAATGTCTTCACTTTCTTGCTCTATGTCGTCAAAATCTCTGTTTAAACGTTCTGTAATATTAGGCTCTTTTAGATATTTTATATATTGCTTTTCATCAAAGTTATAATTGTCATACAAAGTATCTAATAAAATTCGTTTTATTTCATCTAAAGAATTTAATAATAGAGGTGCTCCGTTTCGTCTCGTCAAACTTTCAATTTTGTTTGCTATTTCGTCAATGATAGAAAATTCTGACCGTCCAAAATCCCTATAAAAATCCTTTGGTTTTGCTTCTTGAATTTCTTTTAGTCGTTTTTTTGTTACTCGTTTCGGTCTCTCAATCTTGAATCCCTCGGGGATATTCCAACCCCTGCCCTTAGCTTTATAAACTCCCGACATGATTCGATTTATTTCTTTTTGATATAATGATTGATTTCTTGTCATAATAAAAAAGAGGAATGAAAATTTTTTATTTTCTCATTCCTCTTTTTTTCACCCCCTTTTTTATAATGTTTCACGTGAAACATTTTTATTTATGCAATGGTGCAAGTAAAAAACTCTCTTCCCGAATAATTTTTTGACGGCACTCCATAGATCTCAATAGGAAAATCTAAGGCTTCCTTACTTTCTTTTGCTAACTCTAACAACTCCAGGTAGCTGTCTTTTAATGTTTCTGATGACGTTGTATAAAGATCATCACCACAGACAAAACACATAATACTGTAGTCTTCGTTTTCGGCTGACGGATTGTGTACGTCTAAAATGACATAATAATCGGGTTTAATAACCAACTTGCCATTCTCGGCGGTTGAAATTTCTTTGTCGATTTTCTTTTCGCCTGCTAACTTCACCAGTCTAGCACGTTCTCTAAAATTTAATTCCTTGCCCTCTGTTACTTCTGCAATAACTACCTTGTATTTATTTTCCATATTTTTTTACCTCTTTCTTTTTGATATTTTTTTCCGGCTACTTACTAATCTTCTACAATTTCGCTGTGCTTGATAAAGTCATCGATCGACATCTCTCTAATGACTTCTATTTCATCAAAGCTAATGAATTGCACAATTTTTACGGTTTCATCTGAAAAATCTTTCATTACTTTTTTTGCCTTTCGCTCTGAAAATTTTCCTAAAAACTTTAGCTTCATTTCTTTTGTTTCGTAAGTCTTTACATTTGTTGCCAGAACCGTAACGATTGTGTAAATAAGTTTTTTTCTAATCATGATATTCACACCCCCTTTCTGTATATTATAATATCATAAGTTGCTTTTTTTGTCAATGCAAAAAAACTCTAATATTTTTGCATATCTATATTAAATTTGCAACATACAATTTTCCGTTTGATATAATAAACTCTGCGCCATAAACGATTGCGTCTAATATATTTTCAACTGTGCCATAATAGTATACTCGATAATATATTTTATCTTCTGATATTATAATATCATTATTCAATGTAATCAACCCCCTTTTTTTCTATAACATTACAATATAGCAATTATGCACAACATAACAATCTTTGAACGTTCTAACGTCTCCAATACAGTTGTTTCTAATTTCAACATCTTTACCAACTTCTAAAGCTTTTGATACCCTTTTATACTGAGCGTTGCTTTTAATGTCTTGTTTTGCTTTGTCTCTTGCTTCAAACTTGCTATTTGCATATTCTTCTAAATAAACAGGTTCACCATCAAATTTACTTTCAATTTTAACTAAATAACGTTTCATAATATCTCTTTCCTTAACGCCCATTGCAAGTCTATTATTCATTTTTTTCAACCTCACTTTCTTTTTCGATCTCATATGCTGTTTCTTTAGTACCATCACCAAGATAACAACCATCAACTCTATAATACCAACCGATCAGCAAACCATTGTCTATATATACTACCATTTTTTACTACCTCTCTTTCCTGTATTATATTTCATCTACTGAAAAAATAGAGCCATTGCCCAATTCATCAGTATATAGATTTAAAATGTTAGCAATATCATCCATTGATTCGCACGATTTTAAATCATCATTATAATTTTTGATTCTTTCACAAATATCATTCTTGTAATCATCATCAAAACCACAAGTAATATCGTCTATATCATTTTTAGAAAACATATAGTATCTTTTTGCTAAGTCAACATTTGTAAAATCAATTTCGTGATCTTTGCTATTGCGTAATATTAACATCTTTCTACCTCACTTTCATGTGCCTAATTCTTTTCAAGAACCATTTCTTATTTACAAGTATATTATACATTTTTATGTAAAAAAAGTCAACACTTTTTTGTAAATTTTTTTGCAAAATTTTGCACAAAAAATATAGGCGTTTGGGGAGCAAATTTTTGTGCAATTTTTCGTGTGAACAGCACA